GTCGAACAGGCCGAACCCATCGACACTTTCTTGATTAGGCTTTCGAATTTTTCTTTCGAGTTTCTTTACTTCGAAATGCTTTTCCTCGGCAGTCATTGGCTTGGGAGCAGCAACGCCGCCCCCAGCGTAAATGCCATACGACCAATCCGGCGCAACTTGCGGCGTCTTCATGGTCTGGGCTGCCCTGTCGCGGCAAGCCACAGCATGTAAGCAAGCCAACCATAAGTGCCAAGCCCGACAACAAAAGTGATCCACATGCCCCACTCGGCATGTGTCTCGATCCAATCTCGATTTTTCATTGTGAACAATTCCTTCCAGTTGTTGACAATAACAAGCGCCGCAATTCTGCGATGCTTGGCATTGTCAGCGCCTCATATGTATGAAGCGCCAACTGCTTCGTTCTGGCCGGTTTGTCTCCCGCGCTTGCTTGAGCCGGTATAAACTGACCGGCACATCGTGGCTGCTTGCGGAATATGCTCCCTTGTCGCTAGGACTGCGCCGTACCCACTCCAGACATTCTGTCTCACCTCTTCCGGCTGGGCAGCTCTGGTTCTCTATGCCGTGGCCCCAGAGCGGGCCGTGATCACCAAGCGGCGACAATCTCTATGTAGCAATTGATGTATCACTTTGCAATACTTTTCTGCATTTTTTTTGCATTTTTTCTGCACGGATTTTTTGCAACGGTAAAAAACCCAGTATTTGCAGGGCTTTGCGCTATGTGGTATTGTAACGAAATATCAAGGACATTATCGGACAAAGGCTAATATGGCGGCTAAAAACGAATCACCAGAGGCTAACAAAGCTAATATCAAGCTAACAGAGAAACAGGAGTTGTTCTGTCAGTACAAGGCAGCGGGAAGAAGTAACGTAGACGCTGCAAGGGATGCGGGGTTTGGTGCGGCCAGTGCTGGTGTCACAGCGTCAAGGATGATGCGTAAGCCAGCAGTTATCAGCCGGATCAATGCGCTGCAACATGGGACGGAAGTATCAGCAAGTGCTAGGGTTTCCTTGGTTGAGTCAATCAGGGATGAACGACAGGCACATATCAAGAGGCTGGCCGATCTGTCAGAGCTGGCAAGGTCTAAGGGGCAGACCAGCGCAGCTATCAGGGCCGAGGAATTGATAGGCAAGGTGCTGGGCTTTTATGTTGAGCAACAGGTTGCGTTGTCTGTCACGCAATCGATTGCTGATGCTAAGCCGGAAGAAATCAAGGCGGCGCTGTCGGAGGCCATGGCAAAATATGGATTGGGTAACAATATGGGAACCGATCCCAAACTTATAGACCAAACGTCAGGATTTCTGCGGCTTTCAGAGGATAATTCGACTCCCTCCTAGGGATTCGAACCCCAATTTTCCCCAGATTTCTGCCATTTTTCGACCCCCTACCCCCCCCTGCCGCCATGCTGCGACATACAGCAATGGCGCATGACATATCAGACTATAATCAGAAACACCCCCCGTCCAATTGAAACACCCACCCCATAAAAAATAGTCACACAACCTGGAAACCATTCCATACTGTTGCATATTTGTCACACTACTAAACTTTTTTACTAATATGTATCATTTTATTGTACAAAACCCATTGCCAGATACTTGACAACATGGCATAACAGACACTCCCATGGAGGGCGGGTTACGTCAAAACTGCGTTCTGTAAATCGATGCCCTCCACATAGAGTCTTACTGAAGTTTCTTAGAAGACCTTAACACAACCGAAGATAGGAACTAGTAGCTGAAAGTTCTGAAAAGACACTTTCTGAGGGTTGCTAGGAGTCTGTCTGCATTTTGAAAGGCATATTCCATGGACATGAATGAGTATCAAGCTTGGACAGAAACAACCCGCCTGTATCCAGAAAACTTCTACATCTACTATCCTGCGATGGAACTTGGCGGCGAAGCTGGTGAGATACTCAATCAGGTCAAGAAGATTGCCAGAGATGACGACAGCGTTCTCACAGACGAAAGACGCGAAGCCATAGCCAAAGAAGCTGGTGACGTTCTCTGGTCGCTTGCAAGAGTACTTGGCGATATAGGTGTTTCATTGTCTGACGTTGCGTATATGAATGTAGACAAGCTGACAAAGCGCATGTCCAACGGAACCATACAGGGATCGGGGGATGATCGATGACGACCTATCGCAGCAATCTAAATCCGATATTTCGCAGCAAGTTCGCAGAAGACATATTTAATCTCAAGTATCGCCACGAAGGCGCGGAGACTTGGGATGAACTTGCGGCAACCGTAGCCGCCGACGTTGGGCATACATATTTACGTAAAGACGATTTGCGTGAACTGACAGAGATTATTCGAAAGCAACAGTTTCTTCCTGGGGGCCGTTATCTGTATTACGCAGGGCGCGATGTGAAGTTCTTCAACAATTGTTTTCTGCTGTGTGCCGAAGAAGACACCCGCGAGGACTGGGCCAATCTTTCTTGGAAAGCAGAAAGCTGTCTGATGAGCGGCGGTGGTATCGGCGTAGACTATTCTATTTATCGTCCAGCCAAGAGCACCCTCTCCCGCACTGGCGGCGAGTCATCCGGCCCGATACCGAAGATAGCCATGATCAACGAAATAGGTCGCCGTGTTATGCAAGGCGGTTCTCGTCGCTCTGCGATCTACGGATCACTCAACTGGCAGCATGCGGATGTAAATGAGTTTCTGTCGGCAAAAGATTGGGATGCCATTTCAGTTCCAGGCACTGACATGACGCTGAAAGATCTCAAGGCGCTGGACTTCAACTGGCCAGCACCGATGGACATGACAAACATTTCGGTGAACTACGACGACGACTGGCTGCTCAATTACTGGCGCACCGGTGACGTTGGTGACATATTTAAACGCAACGTCGAACAGGCACTGCGTACAGCCGAACCTGGTTTTTCTTTCAACTTCTTTGACAAGCGTTATGAAACACTGCGCAACGCCTGTACTGAAGTGACGGCCAATAACTCGCTTGCACCAGACGGAGGTGATGACAGTGACGTTTGTAATCTTGGCAGCATCAATCTGGCGAACATCGACAGCATCGAAGAACTGCATCGTGTTGTAGAACTTGGCACGAAGTTTCTTGTATGCGGAACGGTTCGCGCTGATCTCCCCTATTCCAAGGTAAAGCGTGTCCGTGAAAAGAACCGGCGTCTTGGTCTTGGCATCATGGGAATGCACGAATGGTTGATACAACGTGGTGAGCGATATGAAGTCACGCCAGAACTTCATCGTTGGTTGCGTATATATAAGTCTGTGTCCGACGATGTAGCCGACAAGTTTTCTGATGAACTTGGCCTGTCTAGGCCGGTTGGCAAAAGAGCGATTGCACCAAATGGCAGCATTGGCATCGTTGCCGGAACGACCACCGGTATAGAACCGTTGTTTGCCGTTGCATTCAAGCGTCGTTATCTGAAGGGCAAGCAGTGGCACTATCAGTATGTTATCGACAGTGCAGCGCAGCAGCTTATTGAAAAGTATGGTGCTGATCCGACAAAGATCGAATCGGCGTTGGATCTTGCTGCCGACTATGAACGGCGTATTCGCTTTCAAGCGGATGTGCAGGATTATGTAGATCACAGCATAAGCAGCACCATTAATCTTCCTGCATGGGGCAGCGAACTGAACAACCCAGATAAAGTCGATCACTTTGCAGAAACACTTGCCAGCTATGCGCATCGTTTGCGTGGCTTCACCTGTTATCCAGACGGTAGCCGTGGCGGTCAGCCGCTGACTTCTGTGCCGTATGAAGAAGCAGTCAAGCAGGTTGGCGAAGAGTTTGTCGAAGCGATTGACGTATGTGACATTACACAACGTGGCGGTGGCTGCGGGTAAATAAATTACAGAACAACATTTATTTCTTTGCATAAAATGTCGTTTTGTATTACTTTATGATACACCCAGACGACTGATGATTCATCCCCTTTCGATCATTAGTCACCACCAACCGCCAGAGGTCTCTCCAACAATTTTCCTTCCGGCCTCTGGCGGTACTTTTGCGAGGCGACATGCGCTCCATATTGGTCGCAGCATTGCTGATATTACTTCAACCCAGCCTCGCGTTGAGCCAGACGGCTTGTGGTGAAGCGGAAAAGATAAAGATCAACATGGCGCTACAGGGGAACAAGCCATGGTTTAGAGGATTGTCAGCGAGAGGACACATAACAGAAATCTGGGTTCATAAGACATCATATGAATTTATTGCTTTTGTTGTGTATCCAAATGCAACGCTCTGCGTCGTAGACGCTGGCAGTTTTGCAGAAACTACTAGTTTACTCGAAGCATCAAAGGAAGAAGAAAAGTGACAGCGCCAATACCATTTGATCCGGTTAAACATCCACGGCATTACAAGCTGATGCTGAATGGCAAGATGGTTGAAGCATGGGATCTTTTGGATGCGTTATTTTATAGGAACCCGACGTTATGGAACGCCGGTAAATATCTTTTCCGTGTTGGCAACGGCGGCAAAGACAACGATCTACAGGATCTAAAAAAATGTCGTCAGTTTCTTTCACGCGAGATAGAGCGGCTGGAGCAAGTAGAAGCTGCTGCCAATATCTCAAAAGTGAAGTGAACTATTACCGTAATTACTTTCAAAGAAGGGGTTCGCTGATGACCGAAGAAAAAACTTGTCCATGCGATAGCTGCGTAGATTGCTCTTGCGATCCCGCAGTGTGCAAGTGCGATTGTCACCAACAGGAAGATGGCGCGAAGGATCTTGACTGCCTTAACGCTTGAAAGTCTCGATGACATTAAAATCGCAATGCAAGTGCTGGACGACAAACTGTCGGCAGAAAAAGCACAGAACACGCTGTTAGACTACGCACAGCATTTGCAGACTTCTTATCTCAGACCGCCGCATATAGAGTTTCTTGCTGAAAAGCTGGAAGCAGTGGAGCGCGGTGACATCACGCGACTGGCGATCAGTATGCCGCCGCGACATGGCAAGTCTGAACTTGCCAGTAATTTTTTCCCTTCATGGTTTCTGGGACGCAACCCAGACAAATACGTTATCTTCAGTACATACGCACAAGAACTGGCCGATGACTTTGGACGCAAGGTTCGCAACACCATGCGCGATGAACGTTTTTCGCAGGTGTTCTCCGATGTTCAACTTGACGATACCAGTCAGTCAGCCAGACGTTTTGGAACAAATAAACTTGGAACATATTTCGCAGTAGGAGCCGGTGGCGCAATCACAGGTCGAGGTGCGCACCTCCTAATTGTCGATGACATTATAAAAGGACGAGAAGATGCAGATAGTACGGCTATTCGTCGTAGTGTTACAGATTGGTATAAATCTGTTGCCTATACTCGCCTCATGCCTGGTGGGCGCATTGTTATTGTTGGTACTCGCTGGCATGAAGCTGATCTCTTGGGTTTTGTCCTGGAAGAAGCTACACATGAACCTTGGGAGGTTATCAATCTACCAGCCATCGCCGACGAGGATGATCAGCTTGGCAGGGAACAGGGAGAAGCCTTGTGGCCGGAGCAGTTTCCGGTAGAACGATTAATTGAAATAAAAAAGACAGTTGGCTCCCGCGAGTGGGCAGCGCTGTTTCAGCAATCACCCAGTGCGGAAGACGGCAACATCTTCAAGCGTTTCTGGTGGAAATGGTGGGAAGACAGTGAGCCGCCTGATTGCGACTTCATCTTACAGAGTTACGATACCGCTTTCAGCAGTAGCCGTGACGCAGACTATACAGCAGTGCAAACTTGGGGTGTCTTTGAAAAGGAAGACAAGCCGTGTGCAATATTGTTGTCTTGTCTGAATGAGCGATTGGAATATCCGCAGCTTCGTGAAAAAGCAGTGGATCTATATAAAAGATGGCAACCGGATACTGTGTTGATAGAAAAGAAAGCCAGTGGTCAATCTCTTTTGCAGGATCTACGTCGCAGCGGAATACCGGTTACGGACTACACACCCGATAGAGATAAAGTTGCAAGAGCACACAGTATTGCTCCTATGGTTGAGTCTGGTCAGATTTATCTGCCAAGGGGAAAATATTGGGCCGATGATTTTCTTAATCAGTGCAGTAGTTTTCCCAATGGTCGGCGCAAAGACATGGTGGACGCTTTCACGCAAGCCATCATCCGATTGAAGAACGGATACTTTTTGCACTACCTAAATGAGATTGAAGACGAAACAGAATTTAAATCTAAAAAGCGATACTACTGGTAACTTGGCAAAGATGTATCATTTTATGATACAATGTGCTAATCTCCAGAAATACTTCGGAGTTATCCATGGCTGTTGAAAAAGCACTCAATCCCATGCCGTCTGGCGATGTGGAATATACAGACGATATTGTTACTGAAATTGTTGTTGAAACGGATAGTGATACTGGCGAGACAACAATCGGCATATCTGAAATGCCCGAGTCGGAAGCGTTAGTTCCACATGATGCAAACATCGCTGAAATATTAGATGAGCAAGATCTCGTTGAGATGGCAATGGCACTTGTGGACACCTATCAGCAGGATAGGCAGTCGCGCAGTGAGTGGGAAGAGACCCTCGTCGAAGGCATGGATTTACTTGGTGTGAAGTTGGAAGAAGTCACCGAGCCGTTTGAAGGTGCGTGTGGTGCATCACACCCACTGTTGCTTGAAGCATGTTTGCAGTTTCAAGCACGAACTATCGGTGAACTTTGTCCACCGGATGGGCCGGTGAAAACAAAAATTATCGGGGAACAAACAGAAGAACTTTTACGGCAAGCGCAGCGTGTGCAGCGTCACATGAACTATCAGCTTACCGAGGAATGCGAGGAATACTTTGACGACATGGATCGTTTATTATTCGCTCTACCGCTCAATGGTATCGGATTCAAAAAGACCTACTACGACCAGAGCATGGGTCGCGTCACCTCCCGCTACGTCAAGGCTCAAGACTTTGTGGTCGATAACGAGGCGACTGACCTTCTTACTAGTCCTAGGTATACACACGTTTTGCATATGGCTGAAAACGATATTCGTAAAAACATCTATGCGGGTGTATACCGCGATGTCGAACTGGGCAAACCGTCGAGGCTGGACAGAGGTGTTCTCACGGAAAAAGAAAATGAAATAACTGGCATATCATATTACACCACTGATTATGATCGACATCGTGTGCTGGAAATGCACGTTGATCTCAACATCCAAGGTTTTGAACATCTTGATATGGAAAGTGGGGAACCCACAGGTATCGCTCTACCCTATATTGTTACCATCCATGAGGACAGCAATCAGATCCTGTCGATCCGTCGAAACTATGCCGAAGGCGATACGCTATATAGAAAGCTGTCTTGGTTTACCACTTACAAGTTTCTACCTGGACTTGGTTTTTACGGTTTAGGTTTCATTCATGTGCTGGGCAACTTGCAGAAAACTGCAACAGCTATACTTCGCGCCCTTGTTGATGCCGGACAATATGCAAATCTTCCAGGTGGTTTTAAAGCAAGAGGTATGCGACTAGCTGGTGATCAGCCGGTGAGTTTTGGTGAGTTCCGATCTGTCGAAGGCGTAGGCGATGACATAAGGAAAAGCATCATTCCGCTGCCAACGAAAGAGCCAAGTCAGACATTACTGATGTTACTTGGCACAATTACAGACAATGGCCGTCGATTGGCAGCTTCAACCGATATTCAAGTAGGTGATGCCAACAGTAAAGACAGTCCAGTTGGTTCAGTGGTTGCGTTAATGGAAGCCGGTCAGCGTCTTATGTCTGCGATACACCGTAGATTATATCGTGCTCAGAAAGCAGAATTACGGATATTTGCCCGATTAAATGCTGAATTTAACGATTTTACCGCATATAACAACGGATCTGGCCAAATCAGAGCCGAAGATTATGATGCAACAATTGACATCATTCCTGTCGCAGATCCGTCCATAATTAGCGAGAGTCAGCGTATTATGAGAGCGCAAGCGCAGCTACAGGTGGCGACACAGTTCCCACAACAGCATGACGTTCACGCCGCGCTTCGCAGAATGCACGTTACGCTAGGCACAGAAGACATTGATGATGTGCTGCTGCCAGATCGCGGGCCAGAGCGGGCAGACCCCGCAACAGAAAACTTTTCTTTTTTACACGGAAAGCCAGCAAAGGCATTTGCCGATCAGGATCATCAGGCACATATGACAGTGCATCAGA